CGGAGTGCCCAATGGTATGTTCAGCGAGGGTGAACTACTATGGCACAGCAATGAATCAGGTACATTGACTTTCACTCCCAGTGTATCGTTGCTGGGATGGAAGAACATGGTGGGATCATCAACTGGCTTTGTTCAAACCGCCGACTACTATGAAAACATTTCCAATAGTTTTCGCAGTGAACTTGATGACATGATTGTGATCCATCGGTTCATACCCAACAAAATTGGCCCAGGCATACCCAAGTCACAAGATGACCTGTTGGGCATAAACATGGTGCCCGAAAACAACAAAGAAGTTCCGCTGGTGCTGACCAGTCCTGGCGGCATACGTGGATTACATTACAGCATCAACACCGCCTGGCAAATCAAAGGCATGAGTTTACCTGACAGTCACATACTGTTTGAGAGAATCAACAAAGAACTGTTTACTGAATCAAATATCTACGATCACTGGTATCAGCAAGACAACGACTTATTGCTATTTGATAATACAATAACTCTGCATCGCAGAATTGGTTACATTGATGGTCGTGTAGCTCTAAGAAATCCACATGACTTCACAAATCTTCAAACTGGTCCTTGGCTACCTTATGCTGACAAACCAAAATATCAAAGACAGTACAACAGAGAGATCAGAAAAATTGTACGTCAACTTGGCATCACTGGCTTTAAACTTCCACCAACCGGCTTGTTAGAAATCCTGGGTCTTTGACATGACCGCAGTGCATTTGAGTTGGCGCGAGGGAGATACTCACATCACTCATGCCGACATCTATAGTTGGACGGTAGAAATGTTTGGACTTCCAGGTAATAGATTTATGTTTCATCCCACAAGTCGCGCCATGGAGTTTGAATTTACGGACTCCGATGATGCTTTGTTATTTGCATTGAGATTCAGTGAGCGAGTAATCAATGAAGCCAATTAAACTTACTCCGCGACAGTGGCGCATCATACGCGAGCACATGATCAAAGAGTACCATGACACTCCCAGTGTGCTAATGCTTCGCAGCAAGATGCGCGAAGTCCTGGGGTTCACCCCAAGAGAACACACAGAGTATACTGACCATCCAGAATTTCTCAATGAGGCACGAGGTGAAAGACCTTACTCTGTTGAGCGAAACATCATGCTTGACTTTTACAGTGAACCCATGCGCACTATGTTTTTACTAAAATATTCACACATTCTCAATGCGAACGCTGATTGTCGGTAGTCACTTGTTGTCTACATCTGTGTATGCTCAGAGCATAGGATTAGATCAATCATTTCTTTATACCGGGGTTGAGAACTACCCTGTATGCCATACTTCATTGGCAGACTGTGCTGACTTAGAAACTCATCTTGATAAATTTGACACCATCCACTGGGCTAACTGTTTGGTTGACGAGTTTAATGAATGGCGTGAATGGTTTGATATAGTGTATATGTTGAAAAAATATCATTTCAAACATCGCAATATTAAGAACATTGAACAGTTAGATCCTTACAATATTCAGCACTACAAAGATTTACCTAAGCCCACAAACAACAATGCCGTGTTTATTGGGTGCAGTCATACCTATGGCCTAGGTCTTGATAATCGCAATACCAATTATACCACTGCTGTGGGTCAGCATTTTAATCTCAATGCTATTAATTTAGGTGCACCTGGACTGGGCAATTATCACACCTTGCAGAAGTTCCATCACATTAAATGGAACTCAGATCAACTAGTGGTATTGCAATTTACTGACATTGCTCGATTGCAAATTTTTCCTGATTCAGAGGTTGGTACCGAACTTGTACAAAGCCAGTTGTATAATCTAGATCGATCTTATGTTAATGTGTTTAACGACAAGCAACTGATGTATATGTTTCTAGAACGAGTTGAATCAGCAGTGACGTTGGCTCGTAGTTTGCAATTGCGACTGGCTATGTTTTATTTAGGTGGAAGTACAACCACTCAGACTGATACCGAATACAATCGTTTGTTTAAACTCATAGAATTTTATCTCTGTGACTACGCAGAGTTTATTCCAGATATGCTATTACAAAATGTAGATCGTGGCAATGATGGCATGCATTTTGGTCCACAGAGTCATGCCGTATGGGCACAACTTGTTATAAAAAAAATTAAAGAACTCTATCAATGATAATTTACGTAAATGGCGACAGCCACAGTGCTGCTGCCGAAGCAGTGAATCCACATTGCTTTGCCGAAGATGATCCATTCTTTTGGGGCTTGGGACGACGTCCGCATCCTGAAAATGAACGTGTGAGCTATGGCTGTGAAATAGCCAATGCCTTGTACGCGGTACTTTGGTGCGATGCTGAATCGGCTAGTTCAAACCAACGTATCATGCGTACCACACGCAGTTGGATTGCCGAACAAACTCCACAGGCCTTAAAAGATACCTTTATGATCATCCAATGGTCAACGTGGGAACGCGAGGAATGGTTGGACGAGGGTGTGTACTATCAAGTCAATGCATCAGGTATAGATCATGTGCCCGAACATCTACAATCGCGCTACCAACAATTTATTGCTGATATTGACTGGCAACAATGCACCGACCTAGCTCACCAAGAGATTTGGGAATTTCATCAAGAGTTACAGCAGCTCAATATACGTCATGTGATGTTTAATGGCAATTCGGATTTCAGCAAAATAACAACTCCCCAGGATTGGAGCAATCATTACCTCGCACCTTATGATCCCATGCAGACCTATAATAGTGTGCTAAAAAACAACGGATTTGCCACAGTAAAGCCTGATAGTTGGCATTTTGGTGCCGACGCTCATTGCTTTTGGGCCAATCATATGCTACAATATGTACGTACTCACAACATAATCTAATCATGCGATACTTACTCATTGATACTGCCAACATGTTTTTTCGTGCCCGACACGTGGCTTTTCGTGCTACCAGTGCCGAAGAAAAAATAGGATATGCTTTGCACATCACACTGGCAGCAATCAACAAAGTCCATAGAAAATTCTCTGCCGATCATGTGATATTTGCGCTGGAGGGCCGTAGCTGGCGCAAGGATTTCTACGAGCCTTACAAAAAGAACCGTGCTGTGGCCCGTGCTGCTCAGACAGAAAAAGAACAAGAAGAAGATCAACTGTTCTGGGAAACCTTTGATATGTTCACTAAATACTTGGCTGAGCAGACCAACTGCTCTGTAATACGGCATCCCGAAGCCGAAGCTGACGACGTTATTGCTCGCTGGATTGCTTTACATCCCCAAGATCAACATTTTATTGTAAGTTCCGACACAGACTTTGTACAACTTCTAGCACCCAACGTTCAGCAGTTCAACGGCATCACTGATGAACTTATTACATTAGAAGGAATTTTTGATGCCAAGGGCAAACAGATTATTGACAAAAAAACCAAAGCACCAAAAACGGTTCCAGATCCTTCGTGGCTTCTCTTTGAAAAATGTATGCGAGGCGATGCTTCGGATAATGTATTTTCAGCGTATCCAGGGGTTAGGACCAAAGGCACTAAGAACAAAGTTGGGCTCCAAGAGGCCTATGCGGATCGTAATACCAAAGGCTATGCGTGGAACAATTTAATGTTGCAGAAGTGGGCAGATCATCACGGTGCAGAGCATCGTGTGTTGGATGACTATAATCGCAACGTTGCATTGGTTGATTTAACTGCCCAACCCATAGAGATTAAAACCAAAGTGGATCAGGCCATTGCCCAGCAGATTTCACACCGAGACATCGGGCAAGTAGGTGTACGTTTTATGAAGTTCTGTGGACGTTACGACTTACAAAAGATTTCTGAGTCAGCTGAGCAATACGCTCAATGGCTCAATGCTACATACAAAGGAGTTCTTGATGATAATAGCCAAACCCGTGGTACCCAATCAGTACTGGATACTGCGACACAATGATGAAAAAATAGGTAACATTCAAGCCACTGACAATGGCTTTCAGGTAAAGATCAATAATCAAACACATAGTTTTAAATCCATGCGAATGATTCGTCAGCGTGTGGGTATTGACTTTGAACCTGCAGTTAAAACAGCTAGACCTGCACAAGATGAAATCTATGGGTTTCGTACTGACTGCCGAGCCTACAATGGTATTTTTGAAGTTCGAAAGCAATTACCACTGTTTACCAAAACACGCAAATCAAAATCATGGTATGCGGCCGGTTGGTATCTAATACAGCAAAATCGCAGCTGGGAAGTAGTACAAAATCCCAAACTTATCACACTGCAACGATACACTTATCGAGGTCCATTTAAAACCAAGGAAGAAGCACAATGAGTTTACACATCAATCGTTTTGTAGATCGCATCAAAGCACACGAATCACGGACTGCTCGGGAATTCTCAATGCCCATGCAGGATGCCAAAGATCTACATGCTGACATAACCAAGTTACTATTGCAAGTTCAGGAACTACGTGAACAAGCAGACAAAAAGCAAGAAGCCATACAGGTAGAGTTCACAGGCGGCTCGTTCTAAAACTGCTTAGATTACGGACTAAATAATAGCGTTATATTATTGGAGATTCCGTTGTCTAGACCTAAACCTCAAGTATTAGTTGAACTCACCAACAAGACCACTTACAAAACTGAGCAGGTGTTGGCGTCTGATGGTATTTGGGCTGTGTTCTTTGATAGTGCTCCAATTAATCTCAAAACTTCAAACATGTTGCAGCAATTTCCTGGCCCCAAGTATAAAAAAGTAAGTTTCTCAAATCCAGGACATGCCATTAACTTGGCTCGAAAGCTCAACACGCAATTCAAAACTGACAAATTCTCAGTGGTGTTACTCACGGCTGGGGAAAGGATTTTTCCCAATGGCACGACGGGCTGAAATCACTCAACGAGTTTTAGAAGTAATTCCTGCTGAACATCAGATATCGGTTGACCATGCCATGCTGCATTGGTGGCAAAATCTACGTGCCGAAGGTGGTCTACGTCTTACTGACGCTGGAGTGATTGCATTTCGTGATCATGCTGAGTTAGAATGTTATACTCATGAGTTGCCAACCAAACAACCTCTCACCAAGTTGATGCTGTTGAAGTTGGATCGCAGTATCACCATGCCTTACTATATTGGGCCAAAACGTACCATTGTGTTTTTTGGTAGTCGCGAAGCAATGATGGCAGCATTGTACGGGGACTTAACAAAATATATACAAAATCTCGGCACTTGACCAATAATCAGTGGTCTGCTATAATAGCAGTATAGTTAAATTAGTTGTTAAAATTGCAACAGGAGCACATTATGCCAGCAGTATTTTTAGTCAGTGATACGCATTTTGGACACGCAGGCGTTTGCCGTTTTATGCGCAACGACGGGGTGACCAAGCTACGTCCTTGGGACACACCTGAGGACATGGACGAGGCGATGATCAAGCGTTGGAACGAAACAGTTCGCCCCAACGACAAAGTCTATCACCTCGGAGATGTTGTTATCAATCGCCGAGCACTGGCTACAATGGCTCGCCTAAACGGTGACAAGGTGTTGATACGTGGTAACCATGACATCTTCCGCGATGACGAATATCGCAAATACTTCCGTGAACTACGTGCATACCATGTGATGAACGGAATGATACTGAGCCATATTCCCATACACTCAGAGAGTCTGGGTCGCTTTGGTACCAACATACACGGACATCTACATTCAAATCGTGTGATGACCGAAGTATGGGGCGAATACAAAATTGATGTTCGCTACCATTGCGTCTGCGTAGAACAAACTGACTTTGCGCCTATACTGTTTGAAGATGTGATCAAACGTATCGAAGCCGAAGGTGGCAAAATTGGCTTTCAAAACGGCAACGGTCCTGTGGGTGCCACATAACTTGAGGTTGACAACCTCAAGTAAAATATAGGTTCAGTAGTTAATTTATTGAAAGGATACAAAATGAATTTGAAACTTAGAGCAGCAGCAATCACTCTGGGCGTGATCGGCAGTGGATTGTTAGTGGGATTCTTGTTGAGTTATTTGCCTAACTGGGCAGTACTGATCATGGCAGTGGCAGTTATTTGTTATTTTGTATATGTCACAGCACTGGCTGGATTGAAGTTTGATGAGAGCATTGAGAAAATGAACTCAAAGCACAGTGACAAATAATTTTACAAGGTATCATGAAGGAACAAGATCAGAAACAATCGCAGAAATCTGAGCACGAACTCACTGCCAAGCAATTGGCAGAGTTGCTTGAAGCCAAGCTCGAACGTGCTAGATTGATGCAACAAAGTTTTAGACAAGTACAGCAGTTGGTTGACCATTAATGCATTATCATTTAAACTGTATTTTTGATGCATCAGTACCAGAGCGGTTTAATGGCTCCGCCTGCAAAGCGGTTGATTCGTAGGTTCAAATCCTACCTGATGCTCCAGATTAAAACGATTGAGTGCGAATCGTCCCGCGAGGGTTCAGCAAGGGTTTGGTGCAGTAACGTGACTTCGGCATCATGTAATAGTCAGTTCCTTGTTAGCATTAGATCAGATGGTAGGAAACTACCCAATGGTTGTAGGTGACGATGGGCTTTATAGGAACCTTCAAGATTTATGCACCGTTCATCTAGGGGTTAGGATACCGCCCTTTCACGGCGGGTACAGGGGTTCAAATCCCCTACGGTGTACCATATTATGGAGAGTTGGCCGAGTGGTCAAGGCAGCAGTTTGCTAAACTGTCGTTGCGAAAGTGGCGCATAGGTTCGAATCCTATACTCTCCGCCAGCGCCGTTCCAGCGTCACTGGATACTCTGACCCGGAGGATGAGAAGTGCTATGACAAGCACGGGTGGTACCGTTCCAACCGAAACGGCGCTGGCAATGCGAGAACGGTCCCGGTCGTGGAGCGGGTGGAGGCTGTAGAGGTATTCCCCTTGAAAGAGGACATGTTTACTGACACAGTATAATTACCGCCGCGGGACGCAGAGCATTTTACTTTAGATCTAGGGATTGACAATGAAAATTAAATTTGCCAAAGATACAATGCCCGATGAGTTGTATAATTCGTTGTTGCAACATTTTGTCAACGAAGCTGTGGGACTCGGGGTAGAAGTAAGTACATTCACACAATTCAATAATTGGGTAGTTGAGTGTGAAGTGAATACAAAAGAAGCAGTGCATTAATATCTGGTTCACAGCTAAGTAGGCATATGAAACAGGCATTGATATTGGGTTGTAGTCATGCTGCTGGTTCGGAAATCAGCAGCGACGATCAATACAACTACTCTCACAGCTATGCTGTGAAAATTG